ATACAACTTACTACTAACTCCCCTACTTTCTAGTGTATAATAGTTATTTATAGTAATGATAATCCAACTACTATCCATGAGTTTACATAATCTATGATAAGGGTAGCAGGTGAAGTTTGTAGTTAATGAACCTGCCATTACTATAATTTTATAATAATAGATAGGAGAATAATATGCCACCAGAGTACGACAACACAAACAGAGGTAGTATTTGGAAGAACCTTAAGCGTGAAACAGATAGACATCCTCACCTTACTGGTACTGCTAATGTAGATGGTGTTGAATATTGGATATCAGCATGGGCTAAAGATAAAGGGGGCAATCCTAAAGCACCCGAACTAACCTTTAGCTTTAAGGTAAAAGATAATCAGCCAGTTTCAGAAACACCACCAACTGCAAACACACATGCAGATGATGACGATTTGCCGTGGTAGATAAGAAGGCTATAACTCGTGATGCTAGAGGTAGAGCGTTGCGAGTTTACACTCTCGATGATGGCACAAAGTGGACAGTGAAACAAGCTTCAAATAAATTAAATGCCAAGTGGAAAAGAAANGATACTTCAATACCTATGATGAGAGGTAGATTAAACAAGTCATCGAATCCAGAAGTAATCTTTGGTAAGCCACACATTACAAAACCAAGAACTGTATTAACTAAAACTGAAGAGGACACTGCTAGAGAGATGATGAATCTAGCCTTAAAGAATATATGAATGATACTAATTGTCCTTGTTGTGGACACAAAATAACAACAGATAAAAACATTAAAGCACATCAGCCCCATGAAGAAGTAGCCTTTGAAACATTTAGAAGTAACTACAAAGGTAAGAAGCGTGGACTGGAAACAGAGTTTGACAACTTTAAGAAACATAAAGATTGGAGAACTGTACTACCCAAACTTCATGCGATGAATATCAAATGGGGATGTGAAGAAAAATTCATACCACACTTACAAACATTTATTAACCAACGCAGATGGGAAATGATAGAGGATGTTAAGCCTATTGTTAACCCATACGGACAACAACACGACTGGAGAAAATCATGAAGAACTCATTAGATGCAGAACGCCAAGTGATAGGTGGTATCTTATTAGACTGCAACAAACTAACACAAGTAAACTCAACAGGAATTAATATCAATGACTTTAGTGATAAAAATCTAGGGCAACTGTTTAATTATATGTCTTGTATGCACGATGAAGCAGAACATATTGACCCATTAACACTAAGGAACTGGATAGATAGAGATGGTGACCATAGTGGAGAGTGGACAGGCTTTCCATTCTTATGTGAACTCATGGAACAATGCGTAAGTGTAAGTAACATTACAACTTATGCAACTCATATCCGTAATACTAGAATCAATAATGATATTGAAAAACTAAAGAAAGATATCAGCTTTGATAACTATCAAGTAACAGTAGATAGTATTAATAGATTAGACTCTCAACTTAAAGATGATGAGGAAGGCTCAATGGAAAATGTAATTAGCAAGACTGTTGATTATATACATGAGATGCACGAGAATGGAACAGGTTTATCAACTGGCTTTGAATCTATTGATAGCCTTCTCGGGGGAATGAGAGGGGGTACATTGACTGTTCTTGCAGGTAGACCAAGCATGGGCAAGAGTACACTAGCACTTAACATAGCAGACAACATAAGTAAGAGTAAGAAGGTTTTGTTCTACTCACTAGAGATGCAACAAGTACAACTTATGATGAAGATGGTAGCTTGTGCAACAGAAATAAATCTAAACAAAGTAGATAGAAATGAACTATCAGAAGATGAGAATGATAGATTCTATAAAGGGTTATCATCTAAACAAAAACAACACATGACTATCTTAGATAAAGGTGGCATTGCTGTTAGAGATATTGTTTCTAAAGCCAGACAAGTACATGGTCAAACTGGGCTAGACTTTATAGTTATTGATTACTTACAGATTATGAAGTACGATAAAGGTAGAGAGATATCAGAACTAGGTAGTATAACTCGTGAACTGAAATATCTTTCTAAGGAACTAGACATACCTATTATTCTACTATCACAATTAAGTAGGGGAGTAGAGCAGAGGGAAAACAAACGCCCTCTTATGAGTGACCTACGCTCTTCTGGTGAAATAGAACAAGACGCAGACTGTATTATTATGGTGTACCGTGATGAATACTACAATAAGGAAGAGTCAGATGACAGAGGATTAGCTGAAATCATTGTTGCCAAGAATAGAATGGGGCAGATTGGTTGGGTTAAATGTAGATTTCAAGGTGAGTATTCTAAGTTTTCAGACGAGGAGATTAACATTTATGACAAGTAGAATGACAGGACAAGATGGTAGACCACTAGAAGATTGGGTTAAACATTATGAACTTTCTTTAACAAGGCGAGGTGATGATTGGAGTGTCTTAGAAAAAAATGATACTAGATATGAAGTTATTAGATTAGCAGATGTGTGGAAATATTTTCGTAATAAAAAACACAATAGAAGTAGGCATGTTGAAACAGGAACAGTTGAAGTTGAATTTCATAAAGACAATTGGAATGATAAATTTAACAACAAAGAAATAAATGAATTATTACATGATAAAAAATTGTATGCAATGGAACTTTTATTACAAGAATATTTAAATAGATTTATAATTGAAATAAATGAATGGGAGAAAGATGATGACTTCTAAAATCACAGCATCAGCAAGGGGTAAGCCTTGCCAAGTTATGTTAGAGGGCTGTATGCCCGAAAATGAAACCGTAGTTTATGCCCACATGAACGGTGGTGGTATGGGAACTAAGCAATCAGACCTGTTTGGAATGTATGCTTGTCTTAATTGCCACGATATAATTGATGGTCGTAAACAATTAGACCCACCTATAGAAAGAGAGTGGCTTGAACTACAGGTAGCACGAGCAGTATTAAAGACACAAAAAATACTCTTGCGTGATAACTTAATTAAGTTATAATACTTCTGGGTATAGTTTATTTTTACTTCATTTAGTGCTTACAACTTTGAAGTCTATACCCATTTTTAATCTTAGGAGAAAGATATGAAAGACATGATTGAGAAAGTATTAGCTGATAAAAGCCTTACGATTTTTCTAGCTATTGTTATTGTGGGCTTGTTGCTTGGCTGGGTCGGTGGCTAAAGACAAGGTACACGATAATATAACCAACCCCTCGCATTATACTAAAGGCGAGATAGAGCCTATCGACTTTATCATTGCCCAAGACATGAACTTCTGTATTGGGAACGCTGTTAAATATCTTGCGAGGTATCGTTATAAACATGAGGGCGAGGGTCAAATCCACGACCTCAGAAAAGCTATTCAAAACATTCAAAAACAAATTGACAGTATGCTATAATGATTAGTAGAGTTATACAAAAAGACAAACCAAAAGAAGCTGCATTTAAAAGTTTAGTCCAAGATTACTTTTTAGAAAATCCAACTACTAAAGAAGCAGTAGTAACTATACAAAAATCTAGTCGTTCAGACGCACAAAACAGATTGTATTTCTACTGGGTAGACATCTTATCAAAAGAAGTAGGTTACTCTAAAGATGAAATGCACTTAGTATTAGCAGACAAATTCCTACCAAAGATTGAATTCACAACTAAGAAGGGTAAGAAGATATCCCAAATACCCTCAACAAGAAAGTTAAATATAGATGAATTCATAGATTACATTTGTGAGATAGAAATGTTTTCTGGTGAGTGGGGAATTAAATTACCACACAATCAAGATTATAAAATAGCAGTTTACAATGAGTATACAAAGACATGAAGAGTCTATAAATGAAATAAGAACTAACATTCAAGACGCTTTAGAGGTAGCACGAGAGCAAGACGAACCCAGAGATATGGAAATAAGATTTTTATTGTCTATTACTATAGACAAACTAGAGTCTTTACGATATGATTTATACCAAGAGATTTGAAATAAATCCAGTACCAGCTAGTAGACCAAGAGTTTCAAGATGGTCTACTTATTATCCAAAGAAGTACACTAAGTTTAAACAAGACATGGAAGCACTAACCAGTGAGTTAGATACGACTCTCTCTGAAAAGCTAGTCCGTGTAGAAATAGATTTTATGGTTAAGATACCAGAATCATGGTCAAAGAAAAAGAAACAAGAGTTAAACAACACCTACTGTAGTAACAATTCAGACATTGATAATTACATCAAAGCAATATTAGATTCTTTGAATGGTGTTTTTTTTATAGATGACAGACAAGTAGTAGAGATATTTGCTAGAAAGATATATAGCAAAGAGGGTTACATCTTGTACAAACAAAAGGAGATAGAAAACAATGACGAGGTTAGAACTATGTGAAGCGTTGGCAACAGATTATGCAAAAAAAGCATCAGTATTAAGTCTAAAATTTGAAGAGGCTTATCAGAGATACTTTAAGAGATGCGAGAAACGAAGTTATGATAATCTATTACAACAATTTACAGTAGGTAATCTTGGCTCTACCATTAAAAAGATAGCAACTAGAAGTGTGGAATATATAGAAACTAAATCAGATGATGATTGCGAAGATGGTGTGTGTAAACTTTAAATACATTCTCTATACTGGTATATAATACATCTTATTTGAATAGAGAAAGTTATGAACGAGGCAACAGAACAAATTAATATTAAGATTAATAAGCGTGATTTAAAATTTATAGATGCTAAAGCAGAACGATATGGAATAAGTCGTTCCTCTTTGCTGAAGTTGATGGCTTTAAACGGAGAGTTATCCGTAGCTAATTTAGATAGAGAGAAATTAAGATTACCAGTTACTTAATTTAGGGGGGTAATCCTTACAGGGAGTACATCCTT